TTTTAGATACAAACCTAATTGCATTTTCAACACTTTTAAAAGCACTTGCTAATCTTTCCCCTACAGTTTTAGCTAATTCCTTTAATTGTTTATCATTGGCTTTAAAATTACCAACCAAAGCAATTACTTGTTCTTTTACACCTGCAAATAAGGGTTTAGCAGCCGCTTGTCTAAATCTGAAGTAAGCATCTTCAACAAATGAAACTTGTGCCTCTAATGTATTTTCAAAATCTTTTGTTGCTTTAGAAAATTGACCACCATTAGCAAATACTTCAAAAAATCTTTTTCTAGTTTCTTCAATTGATACTGTAGCACCGGCTTCAAAGCCTAACATTGCTCTAACACCTCTTTCCCTAAAGACGTCAGCAGCGGCTATACCACCAGCAAATGATCTTTGAATTTGTTCAGCAGTTTGTCTGAAATCTAAACCTGTAGCTGCAGCAACGTTACCAGTTACTTCTAATATTTTAGATAATTCTGCAGAATCTTTAGCAATAACAGCTAGGTTACCAGAACCTGCCGCAATAGCTTCTAATGAAAAGGGAACTTTACTAGCAAATTGATTTAATACGTCAAATGCTTTTGCACCTTCTGAAGCTGAATTAAATAATAGTTTAAATCTTACTTGTAGTGATTCAGTAAGTTTACCTGCAGCAAATGTGTCTTTAACAAACTTACCAATACCAAAAGTTACAGCAGCCAATGATGCAGCAACACCAACTTTTAAAGTTGTACCAAGTGAAGCAAAAGTTGCTCTTGATTTTGCAGCTGCTACTTCTAAACCTTTTAATCTTTTTGAAGCTATAGTAGCATTTGTGCCCAGTTTATTTAAACCAGATTGTAATTTATTTATTTCGCTCTGTCCCTTTACTTGAGCAATTACTTCTAATTTTACAGTCATGTTTCCTTTATCCGTTAGTTACTTCAATACTAACTGTATCAAAATGTCTTCTAAAAGCAGCCTCTATAAATTTAGTAGGTGCTTGTTGAGAATGTCCATTATTAAGGAACTCTATATATGTTGTACCATTTGTAACAATAATTTTTTGAGGTTTATCTTTAGGAACCAATATATTAATGTTTGATGATATAGGTGTTTTTTGATTATAGTATGTTTCAGTGTATCCAATATACCAGCTATTTCTAGCTTGTCCTGTATCGACTGGAGTTGTTAATTTTACGTCAGCAAAAGCTTTTAATGCTCTTGATCTAAATTCCTGTTCAATTGCTTTATTAACATCTTTTTCAAGATCTTTAACAGCAGTTTTTAGACCAATAGTAGTTATTGCCATTATATTAATTTACCCTTATTTATACCCTTTTTAATAATGTATCTTTGTGTACCATTGGCACCAATATTTACTTCTTTTTTAAGGTTTCTAGATAATTCTTTTTCTTTTAATTTTTTTTTAGCAACATTACTATACTCGATTATTTTTTTAATATCTCTCATATTGCCTTTCAAGTGGGCAGTTTAAACCGCCCTACTATTATTCAGATTTTTTAGCTAAGCTTTTTAATTTATTAAAGCCAGCTTCTAATTTTAAATCTTTTTGTGTATTACTATTCTTCATCATATTTAACGAAGGAAATAACTCATTTACCTTTAGCGGTTTAGTACCTTGGTATGTAGTTTGAGCTAATATAGCAGATCTATGATCTTCTCGCCAACCGTACGGTCTTGTTTCAAAATATTTAATCCAACCCATATATTCCTTGCTGGACATATTATAAATATGATCTAATGTAACACCTAATTGATGAGCCAATTCATATTCTGCTAGCTCTTCTTCCCCAATTCACCACCTTTGTCATCTTTAGCGGCTAAACCGTTATATTCAAGAATTTCTTGTGATAGTTCAGTTAATGCTTTGATTGGAAAGTTTTCAAAATCTGAATCTTCCATTTCATTAGCACCTACAACAGTTTGTTTAAATATAGCACTTAAAGTTTTTATACCAGCAACATCATCGTTTTTACTTATATCTAATGTTTTTTGTAAATCTTTTATACCTCTAACTGTTAGTTGTTTTATCTCCACTTCCTGATCCAGAAATGGTATTTTCTTCGTTATTTGTATTATTTTTATGTGTTTCATTCTTTATTTCCTCTAAAGGTTTTATATATAAATGTTTATTATTCGATTCAAAGTCTTCCATCATTTTTCTAATTTTATGTAAAACATCTAATGTTTCAAAGACTTCTTGTTTATCATCTACATCTTTTAATCTATCATAAGTTTTTCTTATGGATGTATCTATAGATTTTTTTATGTGTAAAGAAGTTATTCTTAATACATAATATTTATTAAATGGTTTATTATCCATGATTTTTATCCTATATAATTTAATTAAGCTGGGCAATTAAGCCCAGCCTAAAAATAATTTTATTATGCGTCAGCAAACGGACCAGTATAGTCAGTTGAAGTAGCAATAGTCAAAGTTGCCTGATTTGAATCAGTCAAATTTGGAGATACTTCAAAAGAAGCTACTTGTCCTTTTACATAAAATGCAGCATTATCACCAGTAGATGCGTTTTTAACATCTAGTTGAAATACATATGTTAATCCATCTTGAACTAACGCTTGAAGTGGATTATGCACACTTGGTACATAATTAAGCGTAAATTCTAAAGTTGGAGCATCAGATTGTCCTTGGATTTGTCCACTTACAGATTGTCCGTAGTTTGGTACGTTAACAATGTTAGCGGGTTTACCAAATGAAGGAAATTCTCTGATGTTAGTAACTTCAGTATTACCAGAAAAGTCACCAGATATAAAAGTTTGGTGTTCAGAGTCGCTTGTTGGTAATGTGTAGCTACTATCAGCTTTGTATTTTAGTTTAGTGAAAATTCCAGCACCTATATTTGAAATTAGAGCCATTTTTGTTATTCCTTTATATTATTTTTGGTTAAATTGATTTGAAATTGACCGTATAGTCTACATTATATAAACCAGCGTCTTTTGGGTCAATTCCAATGTTTGTTATAAAGCTATTAGTTGTTTGTAGATATCCAGAGATTACTTTTATATCTAATAATGTTTTTAGTAAATCAGCAATTTGATATGCTCTTTTCATACCTGCTCCAGCTGGAACAAATATATTACATACAATTTGACCATTTGCTATTACATCTTGATAAGCTAATTCTGAAGAAAATGGTAATACAGAAATTCGTACCCATTCCTCAGCATTAATTTCCCCTTGATAATTCGCAGGAAATGCTTTGATGTTATTAGATGTCCAAGCGGTGGAAGCAAACAAACCTTCAACAGCTGTCAACATTTGTGATATTGTAGCCATTAAGATTCCCTTCCAACAGTTAAAGTAATAACATAATTATTATCTTCAAATTTATTTATTTTCCAAGTTTTACCTCTAAATACAACAGTGTCGTAATTATCAATTTTCTTAGAATCTAAATAATCTGAATCAAACAGTAAATTACATTCTAGTCTAGGTGTATCATCGTTAGTTCTAAATTGACTTTCAACTACCGCTTTCGCAGTAAAAGAAGTATCAGTAGCAGTATTAACAGATTGTGTAGCAAAGTTATAACTATCTACAGTTTTATTTGTAAATACTATATCTTCACCAAGATCACCTATAACATTAAATGCCATTTTTACATTATTTTTAATTAGTTTTGAGTAGCTCATTAAGCACCTCCACTAACTTTAACTCCTCTATTAGTTGCAGAACTAGCAGGATTATCGAATTTAACAATTATATTTTGAATATGGTCAGGTAATTGGTTAAAATTACTAATTCCAGATCCTAAATCAAATGTTAAAGAAATAGAGCCAACTTTTAAATCTTTCAATCTAGGCGAACCTGATGATTGATCTTCTATTGTGCTCATATTTTTAATCAAGTGTAATGCTAACTCATAGGTAGCTTTTTTGATATCTTCAGGAATAGTTCCCATAAACTCAGTTGTATCATCTCTATCATCTTCTAAAGTTTCATACCCACCGGATTTTGTATCCCAATAAGTAATATCTCTAGGCCACGATAAAGGATAAAGGGCAGTAGGCATAGCCGTTCCACCCCAATCCAAGTTATCGAGAATTCCTGTGGCTGTTACTAAAGCTCGTTCAACAGTTTCATCTGTAGCACTATCCCATGAAGCTTGATTAAGTCTATCATAGAAATAATTCTCTGCTTCTATTATAGTAACAAATGAATTGCATCCTTTTTGTAAAGCCATTATTTTTCTCCGTATCTAATAGTTATAATATTAACCGTGATAAATTGGGAATAAACCAATTTGGTTAACGTTAGTAGCATGTACTGTCCAGTTTGAACCTAGAGCAAGATCAGCATTAGCAGGATATGCAGTTGCACTTCCAGCCCATGAGAATCCTTTAGGGTGCATTATATTACCCCATCTAGATAAAACAGTAACAAGACCGCCACCATTACCAGCTAGTTCGTTTCTTTCAATAGCAGTTGGATTAATTTGTGCAATATCAGAATAATGTACAGATCCAGCTTTAGCTAAGTAAGATACTTTTAAGCCTGCAGGTAGGTTAGCAGTTAACGATTGGTTGTTAATAATAAGTCTAATTTTTCCACCTAAAATAGTAGAGAAATTGAAGTTACCGTCAACTACTGGAGCAACATCAAGAACGTTTTCTTTTCTCATAATGTTGTAAGTTGCAGTAGTTACTACTAAATAGTAGAAAGGCTCTTCAAATTCACCTTTTACTTCTGTGATAGCGTCTAATAAAGTATCAAAGAAAGTACTTCTTGATTGGCTAGCACCAGTAGAATTAACAAATAATGGATTTGGATCATCACTAGCATCAGAACCAGTATAGAAACCAAAATCACCAACTTTAGCAGCAGGATCAGAAGTACCGATTGTAGTTGCACCCCAAATTTTGTCAGATACACCATTTAGGATAGATCTTAATTGTAGATCCTCTCTTCTTGCTCTAAC